TAGAGAACTAGGTGCTACTGTCTATGACATCAGCATCAAGCCTTGGCGGTTTGATGCCGCTAGAAATGCGGCGCTGGCTTTGGTGCCAGCAGACGCAGATGTCTGTGTCATCCTAGATCTAGACGAAGTTCCACAACCTGGATTCTTCGATAAAGTTCGCAAAGGTTGGAAGTCTGATGCAACCATTGGTTGGATTACAATGGATACAGGCCAGACATGGCAACGAGATAGATTGCACAATCGTCACGGCTGGTACTGGAAGTATCCATGCCATGAGATTCAACTTTACTACGGCGATAGCGAACCGAAGATAGTTTCAATACTAGATGCGGTTATTAAGCACCAGCCAGATAATAGCAAGTCGCGCAAGCAGTACCTAGACATCTTGAAGTTATCCGTTAAGGAACATCCTGACGATCCGCGCATGTGGACATACATGTGCCGAGAATATTACTTCAACGAGTTATGGCAAGATGTTGTTGACGCTGGTAAGCGCAAACTTGAACTTGGCGGTTGGGATGTTGAATCCGCAGCCGTCTGTAGATGGATGGGCGAATCATATCATCAACTGGGTGATAGCGATAATGCCACCTTCTACTATAACAAGGGTGTAGAGATTCTTCCAACGGAAGGTGAGCCACACTACGGTGTGGCGATTGACGCCTACCGAAAGAAGGAGTGGCAACGGTGTTTAGACGCCTCTCTCGCAGTTCTGGACTTACCACGTTCAATCCACTACTGCTACGAATCTGCCATCTGGGATTGGAAAGCCTACGACTTTGCAGCCGTCAGTGCTAACAACCTTGGACATGTTGAAGAAGCGCTAACTTTTGCTAAAGAAGCCGCTAAGGCCAATGGCCCTGAACAAGAACGTATCGAGCGTAACATACAATTTTTGGAGAAGCATCTAAATGAGCGAATGCCAGCACGTGGGAAAAGTAATAAGTTGGGGACTAAACGAAAAGTATGACTCAATCCCTACAGCCTATGGCTGCATGAATTGTGACGCAGTAAGCGATAGACCTTTTATCATTGCCGAGATTCCATCGAAACATCAAAACCATACCGAGTATGTAGACGGTTGTTTTGCCTGCAAGATCATGACGCTAGAACTTAACGCTGGCGACGCGGCGCATACCAAGATGATGTCCAACAAGAAGTGGACTGGCGAACTTAATGCCTATGCCGAGGCTCGCTCACAAGGCATCCAACCAGCAGGTACAACCATGAAGGCAGTCAAAGAGGCTAAGGCCGCAAGTGACAAACTGGGCGTTGCTTACAACGCAGAATCAATGCCAGCGGCAACAAAGATTACCAAGCAAACCGCTTCGGTGATGAAAGAAACGGGAGCAATCTAATGGCAGCAGCCAAAAAGGGTATGGGCTTTGCAGCCGCCCAAAAGCAAATCGCAAAGAAGTCTGGCGTACCTATGAAAAACGCAGGAGCGATTCTAGCCTCTGCTACTCGTAAGGCTTCACCAGCGGCAAAGAAAGCAAATCCAAACCTAAAGAAAGTTAAGGGTAAATAACATGTGCAAATCTTGTGGATGCTCAAGCAACGCTATTGGCGGCACACCAGAGAAACTTACTGGCAAGCCAACAAAGACACCATACGGGCAATACGAAGGCGTCGGCGGAACTAAGAATAAGTAAGTTCGATACCCCACGAAAGGATAAATAAATGGCTAACTATGGTGGCTTATCAACGGTCTATCATTTGAATCGTCTTGCTGGCACCATTGTCAATGGTGTACCACAATATGATTTTAATGGTGCCGCGATTAAATGGGCCGACGTTGTAATTCCTGGCCATGGCACAACACGTGGTATTGATGCACTTAACGCTATTTACGCAAACCGTAACGGTGGCAAAAATTATTATGAAGATACGCCTGGCGTATTAAACCTTCTCGCTGGTACCTATGGTATCGGTGAGGCAGAAGCGGCAGCGAGGATTGTATCGTGACAGCATTTATTGACGTCATTGGCGAGACTCAGTTAGCCCTTACGGGCTACACTGGTATGCAAGACCAGGCAACGTATCTACCCAACTCCATGGGAGCGACGGATCTAACGTTTGTCGTAAACGATGGTACAGTGTTAACGCGTGGTTTAGTTGAGATTGACGATGAACTAATCTGGGTGGATTCATTTGACCGTACCACAAATACGGCTACGATTCCTAGTTATGGCAGAGGTTTCCGAGATACTGTGGCAGTGCCACATGTCAGCGGTAGCCGTGTCACAGTCGCGCCTTCCTTTCCGCGATCTGTAATCCGACGGAACATCAACCTTGCTATTGACGGTGTCTACCCAGATTTGTTCGGCACGTACTACACCACCTTCCCCTTTCAAGCGGCAGTTACAACGTATCCGCTTCCGCAGGAAGCGATTGACGTGCTAGGTATTTCCTGGCAGACCATCGGCCCATCTAAAGAATGGCTACCGATTCGCCACTACCGCATTGACCGCATGGCAAATCCTTTGACATGGAATACTGGAAAGACAGTATCTATTCGTGAAGGCATTATTCCTGGCCGTACCGTGATGGTTACATACACCAAGAAGCCAACCACTTTGCAGTTTGACCAAGATGACTTTTCAACCGTCACTGGTCTACCCGACTCAGCCCGTGAAGTGATTGTGCTAGGAGCCGCTTATCGCTCCGCCATGTATCTTGACTTTGGCCGTCTACCTGCCGTATCTGCTGAGAGTGATGCGCTACGCACAAATGACCCAGTAGGAACTGCTGGCAATGTCGGACGAATGATTCAACAGCAATACCAACAACGTTTACAAATTGAAGTACGACGTTTGCAAGAACAATACCCACCGCGCACACACTATACGAGTTGAGGAATAGATGACCAGATATTACAGCGCCACCGCACTAGACAACACGCTCAACTCGTCTATCACTAGCATAGTTACAACAGTCACTCTTTCCGCTACTCCAGTGGGTTATCCCACCAGTGGTAATCCCTTTGTTCTTGCTATTGACTACAACACTGCTGCCGAAGAACTGGTGCTAGTCACTGCATATTCTGGCGGTACGTTAACCGTAACACGTGCCTTCAATGGCACTATGGCTCAATCACACAACGCGGGAGCGTTGGTGCGCCACGTCATCGTTGCCCAAGATTTAACAGATGCTCAAAATCACTATGCGGCAACAACATCCGTTCACGGAATTACAGATACTTCAACACTTATTTCTACATCAAATGTACCAGTTCAAAGCATATCACCAGTGGCGATAGTTGCTGGTCTACTTACAATGGGGGCTAACTAATGGCTAATGCAACATACAAGATACTCGGTCAAGGTGTGCCAACCACTACGACTTCAACAACACTCTACACGGTGGGAGCCACATCTGCTTATAGCGGTGCGGTAATCTCATCTGTCCACATTTGCAATACCACCGCAACTGCCGCAACGGCATACCTTTATGTGGTTAAAGGTGGCGGTTCTGCTGGAACGACTAACGCCGTCCTTTACGGTGTACCAGTTCCAGCCAATAGCACAATTACCTATACCAATGGTATCACTCTTAGTAACACCGCTGGTACTGCAGACTTCATCGTTGCAGGATCTGGCACATCTAGCGCACTAACATTTACAGTTAGCGGAACGGAAATTATCTAATGGGAGTAACACTTAATGGCGCAGTGCCAGAGAGTATATTCACTGGCGCAATCGTTGGCGGCAAAAACGCCATCATCAACGGCGGTATGGACATTTGGCAGCGCGGAACTTCTATTTCAGTACCCGCATCAACTACTGTTTATGTCGCAGACCGTTGGCAAGTTAATCCTGGTGCAAATGCGGCTAATACGGTAGCGCGCATAGCAACGGGCGACACAACTAATTTACCAAACATCCAGTATGGAATTCGAGTCCAGCGCAATTCGGGACAAACAGGAACAACTACCGAGTATCTTGCACAGGCGCTTGAAACAACCAATTCGATTCCTTTTGCTGGCAAGCAAGTAACGCTTTCCTTCTATGCTCGCGCAGGAGCAAACTTTTCTTCGGGTAGCAACATACTTATCTCTGCGGTAAATACTGGTACTGGCACAGACCAAGCCATGTTTTCTTTTAGCGGTCAAATAAGCACCCCGCAAAACAACACTCTTACAACGACATGGCAACGCTTCACCCAAACTCTTACGATTCCAACAACCGCAACTCAATTAGGTATCGCTATTGGTTTCACTCCAACTGGAACCGCAGGAGCCAACGATTACTTTGACATCACAGGCATTCAACTAGAACTTGGCTCTAC